ATTGCTATGATAATGAATTTAGACCCTAAATTCGGTGCGCCTATAAGTGGTGAACAATTTATGAGAGAAAATGGATTTAAAGGATTTTGATGCAGGAGAAATTACAATGAGTTGGGAAGAAATAATAAAAAACGATTTTCCTTCGGAAAAATATGCACTATTGGTTAAAGTAATAGATGATAGGTTTGGTAATGGTGCTGAAAGGGTTAAGAGGATTAAAGAAGTTTATGATGATAGACCAAGCGGAAAACCTATGACCGATGATGAGTTTGTTAGAGCCTATATTAAAAATGAAATTTATATGGCAGATAGACAAAAAGACTTTACTATTGATGGCGAGAAATATATTTTTGAACTAAAAAGAATACTTGGCGAAATATGAAGGAGAAATTACAATGAATTGGAAAGATGTTGTTGCTTCTAATGAAAGAGAAGATGCTAAACCTAATCCTCTTTTAGAGTCTGTCATACAAGCATTAGAACTTCTTTATGGTAATAGGCGACAAGTGATAGAATCAAACATTCTTGGCGTTCAGCGTGAAAGCGATTTAGATGCCTTAGTAAATATTGATAAAGAATATATTACAAATTTAATTGGTGATATAAAATTTGCATATAGTGATAGAAACCCAACAGGTAGCAAAGACCATTTAGATGCTATTAAGGCACTTAATGTTATATGGAGGGTAGCACCCGAAGGAGACGGGTCATGGAGATACGGGCTTTAAGGAGAAATTGAAATGAGTTGGTTTTCTGTTTTTAAGTCTCAGCCACATCATGAGGGTAGAACATATAATGACCCTAATAAACTTGGTAGAGAATTAAACCCAAAAGAGGTAAAAGAGAACGGAGAAATTTTTCTTTTAGATGCAATAAAGTCTATGCCTCATGCGGAGAAAAGAGGAAATACAGTTCTTCTTGACCCTAATTGGTTAGATGGTATGCAACCGACTAACGGTTTATATGGTTCAGATTTTTTTATAGGAGATAAAGTATTTGGTTTTTCTTTTGACTTTAGAGATATTCATAAAGAAAGATTGTGCATTAACTTTTATTATCAAAGAGCCATTCGGGGAATTGAATTTGAAGATGTGCATTTAGACAGAACAGAAAGAGTAGGTGATTTTCTTAAAAAGAAAATGTGTATTGCTCATAGAAAAGTTCCGGATAATGTAGAGGGAGATGAAGATTTTTCTCAAGTGGATTATAAACGAACTGCTACACCAGCAGACGACTATGCGGCTCTTATTTATTTGACAAGCGATAAAGAAATTTTCAATGGTTTATGGAATACTGGGCAACCAAGAGGAAAAGAAGGCAATTGGTCTGCCCGTAAGATAGTAGATAAATTTCAATTCAAAAGATTGTCCGATGGAAGATTAGAAAAGTTAGGTTTTGATGATTTAAGTAATGAAGATATATTGGAAATGAAAAGGCTTTTGCGGCAATTGCCTAATAACCCGATAAGACTTGATGATGATTATTTTATTAGGGAATATATGAGTAAGAGTAATGTAGGAGTGATAGCATGATTTGGAAAAGCATATTAAAATTTGATATGACTAATGAGACAAAGAAGGCTATACGCATTGTTGAAGAATTAAAAGAAAGTAGCGAAGATGAAAGAATACAAAAATTAGAAGATATATTATACGACATATTAGAAAATTTAAGAGGTTATAGGTTTTGATATTATGAAATGGAATGAAATACTTAAGATGAATCCTTATGATTGGGAAGATTTGGGCGATATTCTTACAGGAGAATATGATTATGAAAAATGGAAAGATAAGGCTATTCCTCCAGCACTAAAGGAACTACAAAATAAATTTAATGGTTCACCAAAAGGACTACAAAACGATATTAAGGCACTATTTAGAGACGCAAGTAGATTAAGTATGAAACAAAAACAACAAGTTTTTGATATGATTAAGATATTATTGGATTAGGTGTTTAAATGTCTTGGTTTGAATTATTAAAATTAGTTCCGTTAGATAACTATACTTTAGCATTTGTTATAACTAACGCCAAAGAAACGGAGAAAGCAATAAAAGAAATAGAAGCGTTAGAAAAAACACCTAAAGCACTTAAAGAATTATTAAGAAGTGTTGAAAATAAACAGTTAGATTTACAGAATTTAAAAGATTTATACGGTCAGCCGCCACATGGCGACCAAACTTTAGAACAAATGAAAGAAAATGTGCAAAAAATAAAGGAAGCGGCACGATTTTTGACAATTGATGAGGTCAAAGAGTTAGTTGATGAAGCAACCGAAGCAAAAAGAAATGATAATCACCAAAGAGTTGAAGAAATTTTAGAAAATTTAGACCAAAATGCTGATTTGTCCGTTGCTACTCTTAAAAGATATAGAGATTTAAGAGATAAATTAGATTTATTGAGAACAAAAGGCAATAAATCTACTATAATTTTTGATAATCCTCCAAAAAATAAAAGTTTAATCACAGAATTTGCTAAATTAATTGGCGGAACTGTAAAAGGTGATGGAATTTTAGTTGATTTTAAGTCGGAAAGTGAAATTGTTGCTTTAATGTCAATAAAAATGAACAAAAACCGAGATAAAGTCTTAGATTCTAAAGCAGTTGTAGATAGAAAAAATAAAATTAAAGAAATTTACAATAAAATGCAAGGAGAAGAAAGAAATTTGGGTATGAAACTCAATATTGGCGATGACAATATTGAAATTGATGACTTAGTTAGACAAAAAAAGATATTTATTGCTTCGGATAGAAAATTAGAGTTAATTGAACCATTTACGGGTGCTTCTGTAATAAAATATGTTAAAGCAGTTGATAAAACTAAAGGTAGTGTAAGAGCATTTAGGCCAACAACACTTCCAAATGGAAATAGTCTCCCTTCTGTTCTATTTTTAGATAAATCAAGTTCAAATAGTATGAATCTAAATCCATATTCTTCTTTAGTTATACAAAATGATTTTTCCGAAAGCGAAAATTGGGAAAAAATGTTTTTTGATACTCTAAGAAGTAATGAAATGTTAAGTTTAGAACAGGCTAAAAGAATAATTATGGAAGAAATATACCAAGCAGTTGTAGCAGGTGAAGATAGAACCGTAAGTAATCTATATATCGGGAGTCTTGTTGGGGAAAACGGTATTCAAAACCCACAAACTAAAACCAAAAAGGCAGTTAAGAAAGAAATTAATAACTTCATAAACTCAAGTAGGATTTTAGGAGAAGAAGTAGAAAATGCCAAATTAAACTTACAATCCGAGCAACTGCAATACTTGGGCGAGGATTTTACTATTCAAGAAGCAAATAACTTTGAAGAATTTTATAAAGTTCTAAGCGAAAGCGACCCCGAAGATTTCCCAATAGACGATTTAAAAATTAAATACTTTAGAAACGGTAGAGCATTAGACCCCGAAGAACCTCAACCTGTTTTAGAAGATGGTGTTCCAAAAAGAGACAATGAAGGCAATATTATTTTCTCAAGAGCAAATGTCAAGCAATATGCTAATCATGCTTCGGTATCTTTAGGTGGAGAAAAAATTAATCCAAGAGATGCTTATGAAATAGGAATGAAAGCAACAAGCCGTGATGCTTCGGAAGCCGCTAAAGAAAAAATTGATGATTTGATTAAGAATTTAGAAGAAAAAATACGCAAGGCTAAGGAAAAGTTGGATAAGTATTCTAAATTTAGTGCAGAAAATTTGCCTAAAGATGAAAAAGGCGAACCAACTATGCAACCTCTTCAACTACAAGAACTACAAGAAGCAACCAAAAGAAATATTGCTCGCTATGAAATGAGACTGAAACAAACTAAAGATAGAAAGAAATCCGGCAAAACATTAACAGACTTTGGCGAACAAACCGCAAAATTAAGAGATGAACTTTTAACAACCGATAATTTTGCTGAATATGTTGTTTCTATGTCAAGAAAACTAAAAGATAAGGGAGGATTAGAAGAGTTTGTTAATACTATTGAAAGGTCAGCAACCGCTTTAGATAAGATTACTCCGGAAAGAAGTTTAAGTTTCCTTGCACAAATGGCTGAACATACTAATAATGATGAAATAAGAGAAGCCTTTATTAAAATTGATTCTAACGCAGAAACAGCAGAAGCCGAAGCAAATAAGTTAAATCAGCAAATGCCTAATATACTTAAAATAATGCAGGAACAATTAATCGGGGGTTTCAAGAATAAACTACAAGAATTTGTTGATAAACCAGCGACTTTTCCCGATAATCAAGTAATAAATGCAAAGAAACAATTTATCAATCAAAATCTAATAAGATATGCAGACGCAACAGGAGAGGAATGATATTATGGCACTAAGCGAAAAAGAAATACAACTGTTGAATTTGTCTGATGAAAAAGTAAATGAATTAGCAGTTGCTAATACATTAGTAAGAAGGCAAGCAATTGCGAAAATAGTTAATCAATTTAAAGATAAACTAAGAGATGAAGCAAGGGCAATTGACGATACGGAAGAAAGACAGGCTATGCTGAACTCCTTAGAAGAAAAAGGAAAAGAAGTTAGGGAACATATTAAGAATCGTATTAGTGGCGAGGCAAAGGGAGCAAAGGCTACTCAAGCCTCCTTCAATGTGTTATTGAAACCATTAACTCAAATGAACCTATATGCAGACGGTCAATTGATTAATGAAAACTATCTTTTGAATGAAGAGATAAAAGGAAAAATAGACATAAGAAATCCTAAGCCGGAACTATTGGATAGACCGGATATTCAAAGAATGCTAACTGCCGAAGGAATGACGGAAGCATTTAGAAAAAATGTTCAAAAAATTCTACAAACTCTTGGAGATATTGCCGATGTTAGAGAGTATGTTCAACTTAAGAGTAAGTTTCCACGCAACAAATACTTGGGCGCAATCAATGTTTCTAAGAAACAAAATAGAATACAGGTTTATGATTATTGGGCTGATATAGGCAAAAAGTATGATGATTTTGAAAATGATTTAGCGGCATTTTTTGTTGCAGTTAAAAATGTTGAATGGGAAAATCCAAAAGTGGCGAAGTTGTTTAATAAATTATATAATGATGTAAATGATATTAACTTAGAATATATCGTAGAATTTCCAAATGTTGAAGAAGAGTTTTTAGCCCCACAACATAGATTTTTTAATTTAGTTGCATACAGAATGGTTTTAGAAGGCTTAACGAGAAGAGAAGATGCCGAATCAAATTATGGCGAAGAAGGGGAAACTCCACAGGAACAACAATATGCTGATATTAACCAAAAATTAAGAGAAGAGTTAGAATCGGGCATAGCGAGTTCAAGTAGCACACAGGGCGAAACAATAGATATGGAAGATTATAGAAGTGAATTGTTTGATGAGCCGAGATGGGAAGAAGATTATGAATCCGTATTTGGTGCGGCAGACCCTCTATTAATTTATGAATATCAAAAGGGCGAAAGGTTGATTGCTATTAATGATGATATGGAAAGTGCTTTATTGCGACTCTTAAGACAAGTTGAAGATGCTATTGATGATGGAAAAGGAATTACATTAGACACATCAACTGATATTGAACAATGGTTTGATGAGTTAGATGATACCACAGTTCTTAATGACGGAGAAGTTAAAACAATGGCTTTACCAATTTCTGTTATGAGTAATGTTGGTTTTGCTAAACTATATGATGAGGATAAATTCAAATCAATAGCAAATAACAAAGATATAGGTTTAGATAATCTTGATGTTATCAAAGATTTCTTTGGTGATTTGTATAATCTTTTGAGTAGTGAAGATTTTAGAGCAGAAGTAGAAGCAAGAACCACAAAAGGAAGAAGGAGAGGTTCTGTTCAAGATTATAGAGAAGCAAGAGGAACAGACATAGAAGGATTAACCGGAAGTGCAAAAATTCCAATGTCATTAAATCAAAAAGGAGAATTTAGGGGAGTATTTGCTAAATTCCAAAGTGAACTACAAAAGATGATGGATTCAGCAATTGATTATTTCTTTGACCCCTTGTATAGCGGATTACTACCATTAGAAATACCTCGCTTCGGTTCAAGTATTGGGTCAAAAGTTATGCAGACTTTAAGTTTAGATTTGGGATTAGAAACCGTTATGTCGGCTTCATATGATACCCTGTTTGAAGGTTCAGTAGAAGAAGTTGATGAAGGAGACTTACGAGCAATTGCTGATTTCTTGGATAATATATTTATGCCGAGTATTAAGATTGATGCAGATATTATTACAGAAGGGGAATTTGCCGCAGAAGCATTGACTGAAATTTTTGGAAAAGAAGAAGCGAATAACAATTATTGTGCGGCTTTGATTCATCATTTTATGGAAGATACGGGAGATTTAAGCAGGGAAGAAAATGATTTTGATGGTAAGACTATCAAAGATAGAGCCGATTTATTTGATAAGCAATATATGGCGAGAAAACCATTCCCTGTATTTGCACTTCCTCATTGGCTTGACATGAATCAAGGTATTCTAACAAAGAAAAGTCCTGCTATGAAAACAGAATATAACAGACTCAAGACTATCTTTGAAAGCGCACAAACTGACTTACCTGTTCTATTGCACAAACTATTGAAAGCACATGACGCAGTAAGGGAGCAATTAGGGAAGCCCCTTGTTTATGGTTATGTTCCACTAAATGAATATGGAATTGAAAGAGTCATTAACAAGATGCAAGTTGAGGAAAATATTGACTTGACAATGTTTGAAGTGGAGCAAATTGTAAAGGCTGTTGATTCACATAGTAATATTTCAACTGAATATGGAATAAGTAAAGAACAAGTTTATTTGATTAAAGCAAATTTTAGGTGAATAATATGACATGGAAAAATATACTAAAAGAAGAAGAAGAAGAATTACCGGAAGATGTAAAGAGAGCAAGAGAAAGAGTTAGGCAAGGATTACCTTCAAAGGAGATGCCTCTTATTCCTCAATTTGAAGATGAAAAGAGAATGAAGAAATCAAAGAGTAATTTGCCCGATGAAGCAAAAGAGATAATAGAAAAAGTCGCTAAAGAAATGAGAGAAGCATTTGAAAAAATAGACCACGATGCGATATTAAGAATTTTAGACCCAACGGGTAGAAAACCCGTTATGAGTAAAAATGAATTAGTTGATATGTTAGTTGAGAATACTATTAAACGAATTAAGGCTGATAGATTATACAGGTGATATTATGACATGGGAAGATATAATAAAGATAGACCAAAGACAAAGAGATTTAGGACTTGTAGCACAATGGTTAGATGAAACAAAAAAGAAATATGCAGGGAAGCAGTATAATGTGGCTCGTTTGCCTCCGCAAACACCCGTATATGATGCTTTCAAAAGATTATACGATGGGGGAGATAAACAACAATTGTATAATTTGACTAAGCAAACTTTTGGATATGCAGGTGTTAGTGTTGGAGATTCTTTAGAAGGCCGACAAGGAGCATATTACATAGGGTTGTAAAATTTTTGGAGAAATTAATATGACATGGGAGGATTTTTTGAAAGCCCGTTATTATGACGATGCTATGCAAACTAATCCTCAATTGATAGCACAACAACTACGACAGGATTTTAGCAAAGCCCCTTCATTACATAAAGCAATTACTAATATTGTTCCTATTTTGGAAGAATATGCTTTGAAAGATAAAGCAAGAGCAGGTAGATATAGAGAGATTGCTAACAATCTAAGGAAGGTGGCTTCCGATATTAAACAAATGATAACCGAATATGAGAGGTCTTGATTTGTTTAAAGAAATGTCTAAAGAAGAACTCCAACAACTATGGAGCGAAACTATGGGCGATGAACCATTTCCTATGAATAGGTCGGAAAATTCACCATTGGATTCTTTTTATCCTATTGATAATTTTATAGTTTTTATGAAAGAAGGAAAACCAATTTCCGGTGTTGGTTATTCTACAAGAGATGGTTTTAGTCTTAGAGGCGGGGCATTTACTATTCCCGAAGAAAGGGGCGAAGGAGTTTATAAAAAAGTATCACAGGAAGCAGATAGAATAATCCCAACTCCATATATTGCAGGTTTTTCTTCATCTAATATTAGTTCAAAAGAATGGAATCAAACAGCAAAAGATAACGGTTGGTCTATCAAACCGACTGATGAAGAATTAGGAGAGTATGCAAACAATCCAACAATTAAAGCATTCAAAGACTATTATGATAATCACCCAAAAGGTGCGTCATGGGGAGTTAAAGGATTACCTTTGAAAAAGTGGTTTAGCATTCTTAAGTCATATAGAATAGAAATGGGTAAAGAGGGATATAATGTTCTTAATGCTTCGGGTAAAATTTTGAATTACAAAGGACTTAGCCGTTCACAGGCAAGAGCATTTGTTAAAGATTTAAAAGAAGGTAAAGATGTAAGCAGGTTCACTACAAAGCCCCGTAAAACAATTAGAGGCGGTTGGTTTAATCAATTAAAAAAGTGGCTACCCGATGATAATTTTAAAATTGATACTGATGAAGATGGCGAAGAAATAATTTGGGAAGATACAAAGGACAACCCTTCACCATATTATTATGACTCAAATAGAAACATATACATTAGACCCCATTACATAAATGTAGGAAAGGAAAGAACCCAAATGCAACCTTATGCTAATTCAACAGATATGATAGATGAGTGGATTAGCAAAATATATGACAAGAACATTACAAGTAATGGTGCTTGGTTTTATGCTAATAACAAAAGTAGTGATTTAAGTTATGTTTTTGTTAGAAAAGCATCGGGAGATGCGAAACTATTAGGCTCAAAAAATCTTAAAAATAAAAAACCCACACCTGCTTTAATTTTTGACACTTTTAGAGGAAGAATAAAAACTAAAACTTCATCCTTTATTGGCAGACCGGAAAGCGGATTTTTAGATATTTGGGGAACAGGAATAAAAGCAGGACACAAAGAAGGCCAATTTATTGCTAATTCCGAACCACCACAAGAAACAGCGTATAGTAATGCTCAAACCAGCGATGAAGTTTATGAAGTGTTTAGTGTTATTAGGGCAAGAATAGAAGATAGAATAAAAACGGTAACTAATAGAAGAGATGGTGCAACTAATCCAGAAACAATAGAAAATGCAAATAAACAAATTGATAAACTAAAAACAAAATTGAATAATGAATATAAAAAATATAAAAGAATACATAGAGAAATTGGTGATATTTAATGGAATTAGTTATGTGGCAAACTATTCTTAAGCAAGAGTATTCTTATGAATGGGTTGGTATTGTTGATGGCCGACCTATTATGTTAGTTGATGTTGAAGGAGAAAAAATATTATTTTATCTAAGAACAGGTAGTGGCGGTGCAGATGCGGAAGGAGTTGAAGAGGAAAACCAAATTAAAGCAGGTCAATTTGCACCCTTTTATGGATTTAGACATGATGGATGGTTTATTAAACCACAAGGAAGTAGAGCAGGAAATTATCTTAAAGTCGCTCGGTGGTTAGATAAAAACGCAACAAGGATTGGCCAAGAATAGAATCGGATAGATTTAAACTTAATAGAGAAATGAATCAAAGAGGGGCTGTTTTGACTAATGGAATACATACGGCACAAATCGAACCTTTACTTATTGTAAGAACTAATATAGAAGAAATAAGAACAAAGGTCAATGAAGCATTTAAATCTATTAACACGATACGGGTTAGTGCTAATTATCCAAAAGAACTTACACATATGGAAATATTTCATAAAAAGATTAATAGAAAAAGGCGTAATAATCACCCAAGATGGAGATATGTTTTTCATGAGGAAAAACAATATGAAAATTATAAAAAACTTGAAGAAAAAATTAATAACGAGTTATTATTATTTAAGAAATTGTTTGAAAAGGTTCAACTCACCAATACTTCAATTAATCTTGAATTAAAGCACACACTAATAAAGAGGTGATATTATGGAATTAGAAACATTTAATTTTGAACATGAAATGGATATGCAATTATCCAAAAACTCTTTTCCATATTTTTTTCAAAATGTATTAGGTTTTGATTTTCCTTCATACATACAAGAATGGCATGAATTAATGAACTCTACACAAAGAACTGTAATTATTTGTTCAAGAGACCACGGAAAATCTGTTTTTATGCATAGTTGGGTTGTTTGGAAATTAATCTTTGAAGAACCCCCATATCAAATGTTATACATCTCTTCTAACCAAAAACAGACTTTAGTTCATATGAGAGATATTGATAAGATGTTTATGCACCCTATGTTAAAAAAGTTTAAACCCGCAAGAGGTTGGGCTATTGGTAATATTACTTTAACTAACGGAAATCAAATTCTTGAGCGTTCTGTCGGTTCACAGATTAGAGGACTTCACCCTCAAGAGATTATTATTGACGACCCTTTGAAAGAGTTTAGTATGACGGGTATTCAAAAAGTCACAGATTGGTTTTATGGTGATATGATACCAACACTTCACCACACCGCTTCTCTAAGAGTTATTGGAACTCCATTTAGTTATACAGATATTTACCAACAGTTAGCAGAAAATGATGCTTATACTGTTAGAACCTATCCATGTCTTAATTCTCTTAATGAACCGCTATGGCCGGAAAGGTGGAACTATGATGCTCTAATGGCTCGTAAAGCGGAAGTCGGTTCTTTGATGTTCACAAGAGAATATATGTGCGTTCCTATTTCAACGGGAACTTCTTTGTTTAGCCCCGAACATATGGAGAATGCTAAGAATAAGGATTTAGTTTTGAAGCCTCTAAAGCGTGAGGGCTACAAATATTTTATTGGTATTGACCCTGCTATTTCTACTGATGGCGACTACAATGTAATTACTGTTATAGAAATGGATAGTGATGAAAATAAATCCATAGTATATATTGACCGAGCGAAGAATGTTCAGTTCCGAGAGAATATACAGAAAGTAAAGTTGTTGGGTCAAATGTTTAGACCCGAAGTTATATTGTTTGAGACAAATACATTTGCTAAGTCATTTACTCAAGAGTTAAGGCAAGTGGCTGATTTAAATGTTCATGACTTTAACACAACAAGAAGAAAGAAACAGGAGATTATACTTAATCTACAAATGACTCTTGAGAATGGAAAACTAAATTTCCCTTATGGTAATGAAGAGAGCCGTAAGGTTTCATCATTGTTAATTGAAGAGTTATCTATGTTTGCTATTACTGAAAGAGGCAAGTTTGAAGGAATAGGAGCGCACGACGATATGGTTATGAGTTTAGCATTAGCAAATGCCGCAACATACCAAGCCAACGATAACTTCATACTATTAGATGATTTAGGGTTATTTAATGAAACTCCTAATGATGGGAGAAAGCCTGTTAGAAATGCAATAGGATTAAATTTTTGAGGTTTTATTATGGGTTGGTTTAGTATTTTAAAAATAGGAAATACCTATCCTTCACCAAAATATACAACCTTTATGGTTCATGATAATGTTTGGGATAGTGCTAATATGGTTAATAATGTTGGTGGTATTAGAGAATTAGAAATGTCTTTAGGTAGAGAATTAACCGAGAAAGATTTTACTGATGCTCCTGTTAATTGGTCTGACTCTTTTTGGAATGAAAATAGGGCAAAAAACGCACCATTTGATATTACCCCCGATGAAATAAATGCAGATAGTGATTCCATAAAAAGAAAAAAAGAAATATTAGGGGAAGAAGGAAGAAAAAAATTAGCAAGAAGTTATTTGAATAGCGATAGACCAAACAAATATCCGGATAGAATAAAAGAAGCAGAAAGAATATTGGGGGTTGCGTGAAATGTCGGAAGCAGGGGATAAATTTAGAGAAATGGCGACTGTGGCTGATGAAGTAGAAGAAGGTAAAAAACGCCTTAAGCAGAAAGAAGAAGAAATAAAAAGACTTAGTGCGGGAAAAAATGAAGAAATACAAACAAGTCTCTTTACAAATACTCATGTTCTATCCGAGCATGAAGAAATAACAAAACTTGCAGACCATCTTAACATAAATGCAACAGAAGCAAGAAAACAATTAGATAATTTTCCTAATGAATATTTAGTTCAAGACCATACTATTCCCGACATTGTTAGAAAGATGAGGAAGGCTCGCAGGGCTTTGAAAGGTGAACAAAGAATCAAAATGTCAAAGGCGATTGACACAATGATTGATGCTTATGCCGACCACTTACAGAAGTGCATTGATTCAATAACATGGTTAAATGACTATACAGTTCCTTTATCTAAAATGAGATATAATGAAAAGGACTTGGTTAAACTAAATAAAATGAAGAGTAGTGAATTAAGAAGAGAAACAATTGATGCTCTTTGTAAATATTGGGAAGCAGAATTAGAACAAAAAGATATGGCTTATGGTAAAGAATATAGCGATTTATTTAAAACAATGAAATCTGCAAAGAAAGAATTTAGAAATGCAATAAATAAAATAACTAATCAATCTATTTCTAAAAGTAAAAAACAAAGACAAGAAGAGTTTATTTTAAAAACTGTATGTGAAAATCCGGGTATTTCTGCTAAAGGAATACATGAAAGAATGCCGTCTCAATTGTTTAAAATATCAAGTCCAAATAATATATCTAAAGTAATTAAAAAATTAGATATTGCTTCAAGTGATGGTTCTTATTATAAAATGCCGTCTTTGATTAAAAAGAATATTTGGGCTTATACTGCGGCATTTATTGACTCCGATGGATATATTACATTAGACCGTAATATGAATCCAAGAGTAGGTTTGGTTGCGACAGGTGAAAGAGGAAAAGTATTCATGAAAGAAATGCACAAGTCAATAGGTTTTGGCCGTATGCACTTAGACCAAAAATCACCGCAAGATACAAGGCCGATTAACAGGCTCAATTTTTATTCTCAAGCAGATGTTAGTGAATTGCTAACTAAGTGCTTGCCACATTTTAGATTAAAGAAAGGTAATGCTAAATTATTATTAGAATTAATCCGTATGAAAAAATCATATAAGAAAGAAGATTGGTATAAACAACGGTGCGATGAAATATTTAAGTTAATGAAGTGGGAGAATCATAAAGACCATGTTGGTTTTGATTGGCTAAAAGAAGGAATCTATCTTGATGATATACAGAAATACAAAGACAACTGCAAAATGTCTGTTATGGATAGCCTTGAAAATATCGGAGGAATAATAGCATGAAATGGGAAGAAGTATTGAAAAAGAAAAAGAAGAAAAAATCACCTTATGCGAATCCTAAACTAAGAGCAAGTGTTGTTCAAGCCGCTAAAAATAAAGTGTTTGGAGATGGAAAAGGCGGAAACGCTAAAGGTGCTTGGTCAGGAAGAAAGGCTCAATGGGCGGCAAGAGAATATAAGAAGCGTGGTGGAACTTACAGATGAAATGGCGTAGTGTTCTTAAAGCCAAAACAAAGGCGCAACGAGATTTAACTCAATGGACTGATGAAGATTGGGGAACTCAAACAGAACATAGAGCCAAAGAAAAAGGCAAAACGCCAAAGAAAGAAAAAACAAGAGGGCGTTATATGCCGAGAGCAACTTACAAAAGAACCTCAAAGGGAACTTTAAATTATCAAGATAGAAAGAAAAGAAAAAGCGTAAAGGCAGGTAAGACAACTGCACCAACAGGAAAAAAGTTTAGTCAAAAGTGATTATTATGTGGAAAGATATATTAAAGCAAGACATAAAAGAAAAAATACTTGCTGAAATTAAAAAAGAAGGCGGGGCATTAGGTATGAAAAATCTAAAACAATTTGGTGAAGAAGCAGAAATAAAAAGAGCCTTAGCCGAATTAGAAAAAGATGGTAAAATATTTATGCACAAAGATGGAGATATTTACACGCATAACCCGAAGTGATATTATGGATTGGCAGGAAATTTTAAAGAAAAAGCCTTTCAAGGGTTATAATAAAAAGATTCATGCAAGAACCGGAGGACTAAGTGCTAAAGGTCGTGCTAAATTTAAGCGTGAACAGGGTTCTAATCTAAAACCTCCTGTGACAACTAAACCGAGCAAATTAAAAAGAGGAAGTAAAGCGGCAAAGAGGCGCAAGTCTTTCTGTGCGAGGTCAAGAGGATTTAAGCGAGCCGATGGAACTTATAGTGAAAAAGCAAGAGCCGCAAGAAGAAGATGGAATTGTTGATATATGTTTGATTATTGCGGAGACTGTTATATAACACCGAAAGTTTATCCATTCGGTCTTTGTCATAAATGTTGGGTAAAATACGGAAAGCCAATAGGTATGCAAGTAATAGAGGAATAATTATGATTATGAAAAGACTTTCATGGCAACAATTAAAGACAGGCATACTTAATGATGAGTTGCCTAAAGATAGAAGCAAATATGTTAGGTATAGTAATCTTGCTTCTATCAATAAAAAAATGGTTATTTATTATTTGCGCTCCGGTTTCAAAAGTCCGGAAAATAGGAGCAAATACCTGCGTGGTATTTTAGATGAAATGCTCCGTTCAAGTAATGAAAGGTATGACATTGAAGATGCTTCTAAACGGTGATAGCGAAGGCTTGATAACTGATAGGAGTCGTGCAATAATTCAAGGGGTATAATTATGGTTGAGCAAAAAAGAAGATTTAGCCTAACCAACCTGTTTAGGCGTTCTACTCCCAAACCTGCGGATAGAACCGTATTTAATATGGGAATCCAAGAAAGAGAAACCCATCATATGATGAATGGGCCGATTATTTACAATATTGTTAATCAGTCAGTTATTGCGAGAACTTGCATTACTCAACTAAAACAAGAGGTTTTTCGTAGGGGCTACATTTGGGAAAAGGCATTTGAAGCCCGATGTGGAGATTGTAAAAAAGAACACAAAAGACCCGTTAAAGAATGTTCTCGTTGTGGAAGCACTAATTTAACAGTTCCCGATATTAAACAGTTAGAGTATGCCGAAGATTTTTTGGAAGGATATGTCAATAAATCGGAACAACTTTTTATTGATGTATTACAGGAATTAGAAGATGATTTGAATATAATGGATGATGCCTATATTGTTTTGGTAAAAGAATACTTTTTAGACGGTAATGGTAAAATTAGAATGCATCGTATCAAAGAATTATATCGTGGCGACCCTGTGACTATGTTTATTTATTCCGATGAATTAGGACAAAGAGGAACAAAAGGATTTACTTGTGTTAATCATCGTGATGTTATTTACAAAGACCCACATGAACCTTGCGAGCATTGTGGAGCAAATACTTTTCCTGTTCATTATGTAAATAGAGTTAATGGACAAGACCAACATTTCCTAAAGGGAGAAGTTTTGCATTTTAGTAAATACAGTCCATCAAGACTTTATGGTATGTCTCCTGTCATTACTTTATTCAATAATATTATGACTCTTATTGCTATGGAAAATTATGTTAATTCTTCATATACAAAGAGCCGAATGCCAAAAGGATTACTTGCAGTTCAAACAAGAAACATGGATTCGATGAAATCTTTTTGGAGAGCAGTAAAAGAGAAAATGGAAGCCGACCCGCATTTTATTCCTGTTATGGGTATTGAAGCCGAGAATGGTAAAGGTGCGGTTGAGTGGGTCAAGTTCATGGATAGTCTAAAAGAAATGGATTATGTTGCTGTTAAAGATGATTTAAGAGATAGAATATCAGCATTTTATGGAGTAAGTAAAGTTTTCATGGCTGATAATACTACAAGCGGTGGATTAAATAATGAAGGTATGCAAATACTTGTCACTAATAGAGCAGTTCAAAAAGCACAAACTGTTTATAATAATTATGTATTTCCATTCCTCACAAAACAATTTGGAATTACTGATTGGAATTTGAAATTACCACCAAGCGAAGAAGAAGATGAAATCGCAGTAATAAGAAAAAGAGAATTAGAAGTAGGAATTGCAGGTTCAATTAAGAATTTAGGATTTGATGTTGAAATGGATGAAGATGGAAACTTTACCTTTACAAAACCTAAACCGGAAGAAAAACCAAAAGAAGGGGGAGAAGAACCATATGAAAAAGACCCTTATGCCGGAACTAATATAGATGCCTCCCAATTAGGACAAATGCAGGAGCAAGCATTACAGGGCGGAAGTAAGCCACAAGCAAATCCAGCAACAACAAGAAATAAACCATCTATGAATCAAGGGCCGGATAAAAGAATGTCAGGATTACCATTAGAAGCAGGAAATCAAAATAATGATAAAAGAACTGAAAGGAGGATTAATTAATGAATTGGTTAAGTATTTTGAAGAATAAAAGAAGTTTCAAGGATTTGAGACAATTAAGAGAAGAAGGCGTTAGAGAAGGAAAACAAAGAAGAAAGCCTCCAACACCTATGGCGGGTGGCGACCCCCGACAAAACAAACACAAACTTACTCAAGCATGGACAGGTGGAAGAGAAGGTGGGTATTTAGATGAAAAAGAACCACTTGATGAAACCCATGACGACAAATTCACAAGAGAACAATTAGCAAATTCAACTCGCTTTGATTTAATGGAGAAGGTTCAAGATATGTTAGATGATTTAACAGAAGATGAATTGATTGATATTCTAATAACTTCTCAAGGAGAAGTGGGGCTGATGGGAATTGAAATCGCAGACAGGAGAGGAAAGAAATGACAGAAGATTTGAGACAAAAACAAATAAGACTAACAAAAGAGTTAGCACAGGTCAAGGCATTGACGGCACAAGAAAATAATAAAGTAAAAAAGAACAGGGATATGTCAGTAGGATTACCAACAGATACTACACATAAAGCAAGACCGGAATCAAATGGTAATCCCGATGTTATTTTGTTGCCTTCTAAGAAAAGAAAGAGTTCCGAAAACATTCCATTTTAAGGTGATTATATGTTTATTGAATTGCTTAAAGATAAGTCTTTAAAAAATGTTTTATTGAAGGCTGATTTAGATAACGAAACTAAAGAGTTAGTTGAAAGCGATTCAAATATTACCTTAATTAAGGAGTCTTTGATAAAAAACATTAATCCTAACAATATGGTTTCTTATAGAAAATATATTAAGAAAGCAGAAGAAGAGGAAGATGAACAATATGGAATTGCTGATGATGAAACAGGAGAAGAGGATTCATTGGGAACTTCAAGTGAAGATTATTTAAGTAGTGAAGAAAGAGATGCTAGATTAGAATCCGCAGAAATTGAATCCGACATTCAATTGATGGAAGATGAAAAAGATGCTTATAGATATTTAAGTGTATTATCATCTAAACTAAAACCTCTTCAAGATATAATGCAAAATGCAAGAATAGAAACACAAACTTTCAAGACAAGTAGGGCAGAAAGAGAGAAAGAGGTTGTTGTTGGAGGAATGAAAGATTTTCTTAAAGTAAGCGGTAGTGAAGATAATTCCGTTAAAACTCTACAAGATTTAAGAAACATTAAAACAGATAATGATTATTTAATTAAAGAATATGGTCGTTTGCTAATTGACGGTGTTCTAAAAGGAAAAGATTTCAAAAGAGATAAGGACACTAAACAGTTTGAAGTCAAGTTAAATGAAAAGAAAGACATTGATGTAGAAGAACTACAAAATAAGTTTGTTTCACTATTGGCTCAAGATATTGAAGGCAAAAATGTTCTTGACATTATGAAAATGTTGCATCAACAACAATACGGCAGAACACCAAAAACAATGCAGGATAGAGGTAAAAGAGCAAGAGAATTACGAGGCATAATGATGTTTGCTCAAGGTAAGAGCCAAAAAGTTGAAAGAGAATATAAAGCAATCAAAAATGATATAAAGCAACTTAGTAGTAAAACTGCTGAAATAAGGGTTAAAAAAGATTTTGTTGAAGAAAAGATTCAAGAAATAGAAGAAATAATGCAAGAACCCGAAAAAATAGTTCAATTAAAAATTAAAAGACTAAGAGCAGGAATTATGACGCTAATTAATTCCACAGGAACAAAACCCGATGAAGTCAAAAGACTAATGAATAGAATTAAAGAAATGGACACAGGAAAAGAAAGATTTATTCAAGAAGCCACAGCAGAAATCCAAGAAGATTTAGAAGTTGAACAGGCCAAATTAAAACAATACCTAATTACTTTAAATGCGGCTGATAGACTCAAAGAACCTCTTAGTGGCTTTAGAAAAATAATTGGTATGTTCCAAGAAAATGACCCGATAGACGCTCTTAAAACAAAAATAACAAAAGCCGGAAATATTGTTATTAAACTTTATAATCAAGCAAAAGGAATAGAAGCGTTTGCTTCTCGTCAAGAAGATGGGATTGAAGGAGGCATAAGTGCTTATTTAACAGATAATCCCGAAGTTAAATTGACTCTTGATGCAGACGGCTTAGATTTTGATGGCCTTCCAACAATTGATGCAGAAGCAGTTAGAAGAATGGGAGAATTTGAAGATAAGTTCAATGCTAAAGTTAGTGAGTTAGAGGAAATTGTTAATGAACTAAATAACATGATAGAAGGGAAAGGTGAAGATGAATGACATGGGATTTTTACGGTGAAGGAGAAGATTTTATTCTAAAAGCGGAAAAACAAAAACCAAAGGAAGTTCTTGATTCATTAGATGCTAAAGGTAGAAAAAAACTCAAAAAGACACTACAAGCGGCAGAACCCACAGAATTTTTTGGACAGGATTTTACTAAGTTGGGAGAACTAATTTCAACTCTTAGAGAATTAGATTTAACTAAGTCCGATAAAGTTCTAAATAAAAAAATGAAATCAATGGATGAGCGCAACATTGATATTGTTGCTACCGCTACCAAACTTCGTAAAGAGTATGAACTTCTATATAGACAGTTGAGAGATATTGTTTATCCAACAGGAGGAAAGAAGAATGACAGAAAATAAAACAATAAATGAAGAACTGCTAACAATAATTAAGGCTTTAACAACTAAAGTTGAAGAATTAGAAAGAACCGTATATTCAAAGGATAGTATTTTAAGAAAAGCCGGATTCGTTGTATCTAATAGCCCGACACCTGCTATTGATAATTCAATAGGCGGAATTAGTTCATTACCAACAACAGATGTTAGCAATATGGATTGGTCGGAAATACACAAAATGGTAGAACAAGTGGAGGGAAAGTAAATGCCGGAAAGAGTTACAAGAGAAGAAAGAACAATTAGTTTAGCGATAGAAAAGGCTCGTAATGCAAAGGAACAACTTGCATTATCATTAGAAAATAATAGAAACCCAAGCAAAGATGAGTCCGAAGCAGTTAAACTAAAAAGACCAAAGGCTGAAAAAGATACTACTAAGTTTAAATCAAATGATGGGCCAACTACATTACATGCTTATGCAGGAGAAATTTCTAAAGCAATTATTCTTCTAAAAAATATCAAAGAAGAGGATTACATGACTAATCCCTTTTTAGATGCAGAAGATAGGGAAATGCTAACGGCAAGAATAGCAGAATTAGATAGAACAATAAGTGATTTATCAAGGCAATTTAGAGAAGGCGACCCTTCAAACAGAAGTGAAATAAGCAGAATGATTACTTCTTTATCCGGTCTTGTCACCGACCTTGAAAAAGAGTTTAGAAAAATACCCGAACCAAGAGATGAAAAATCCGATGAAGCGTTAGACCCCGATTATGATAAGTTTATGCGACCTAAAAGACCATTAGCGGAAGATATGTCTCCGGAAATGGGTAGATTTACAAAATTCCCGCCTAGAGAAATTCGTTAAAAAACAAGGGATTAGAATGAAACTCGGCTCTATTGAGAAGGATAAACAACCTTCTCAAGAAATATTAAGACTCTTTGAAAAAACAAGAGTTGCTTATTTATCAGCCGTTCATGACCCCGATGAATATGGAAGCCGTTGGAGAAAAGCGGTTGATTTAATCATAGAATCATATGAAGAGTTAGATGCCGCAGGTAAAGAGTTAAGGAATTTTATCAATGAAGATGAAATAGAAAATAAAGAGGCTAAAAACCCAATATCAAGAGAAGCGAAAGAACTGTTTGAAAAAATAAAACTCATTAGATACTCTTCTAAAATAGTTGCAGACCCTTTTGCTGAAATGTTCAAAGGTAGTGTCCTTGAAGAATTGTTGGATAATCCCGAAACTATGGTGAAATTCATTCATTATGCACTAAGAGACGATAATAAAGCACTATCTCCGGACATTTTAGCCATTAAAGGTATGCAACCCGACACAATAACGGAGGGTCTTGCTGGACTTGACCTTGAATCGGATGATATTGCCCTCTATATTATAGAGCATTATGGTGATGGAAAAGACTCAAAGAAGGTTGAATCGAAAGTAAAGGCAGGAATGGAACTATTAGAACTTATTTTCTTTTCTCAACATGAAGAGAAAGAATGGTCAGATTTAAAAGAAATAGAAGGATTAGAGAAGTCACAAAAAGAATTAACAGAAAAGTCCATCTCTCAATTTATAGTTCCTAATAAACCAATGTATAGAATATTTGATATAGACGATATTAATGAATTAAAAGGCTTTAGTGGTAATTGGTATGTTCAGGAAAAATATGACGGTATGAGAATACAGTTGCATAAAATAGATGGCTCGGTTAAAATTTATTCTTACAATGAAAAAGACATTACTGATAAGTGCAAAGAACAGGTTGAGGAACTCAAGAAAAAAGAATACGGGGATTGTATTTTAGATGGAGAGTTAATTCTTTTTGACGGTGATGATGCACTACATAGAGCAGATACTATTGCTCATGTTTTCAAAGGAAAATACAAAGATGCTAAATTAAAGTGTCATGTGTTTGATATTATTAGGCACGAATCCCAAACATTAACAGATGAAGATTTAGAAGATAGAATGACTATTTTATTCAATAATTATTCAGCAAAGTCTAATCAAGCAATCGCTTATCCTTCTAAAAAAGATACAAGACAGGCTGATAGTCTAAAAGATGTTGAAAAGTATGCAAAAGAAATGATGGATATACCCACTTCGGAAGGAGTAGTTATCAAAGACGCAACTTCAACATATTATATTGGAACTAAAAAGAATCCTAAATGGATTAAGTGGAAGAAGTTTGTTGATTTAGATGTAATTGTTTTAGACAAGAAAAAGACGAAAAGCAATCTTTATTCATATACTGTGGGCGTTGGGCCAATTCCGGAAGATATGGAAGGACAAGAAATTGATGGTAAAAAGTATCTTGGCGTGGGTAAAGCATTGAATACTAAAGTAGCGGTTGATGTTGGAGATATTGTTAGAGTCAAGGTTGATGAAGTTAAGAAAAAGGGAGATGGATTTAGTTTATTTTCAGCAAAGGTGATTGAAATACCGGAAGTTGAACACCCCGATAAATTAATTACTCTTGAACTTTTATCACAAGATACTAAAAAATCACTTAATTATAAAGTGGAAGCACTAACAAAGGGAATTAGATTAACTGATTACATACATGGTGAAACAAATGTAATCATGAAATCGGATATGAATGGCTTTGTAATCTATGGTTTTGAAGAAGATAATCTAATGTCTAAGAATGCTTTGGCAGATTTGGATATGTGGAAAGCCCAAGCAGAAGAAATAATGAAAACTAAAGCAAGTGAATTAACGGTTGCTATTTTTCAGCATCTAAAAACGATGGGCGACAAGACAGTAAATGATGTTCATGACTTTTTGAAGGATAAGCATAAGGATATTTATGAAGATGTATTAGAATCTAAAAAGACTAAATTAAAAGATTGGGCGGAAAATAGAGACGGCATTTCAATTAAAGATAAGAAACTTCATGCTGACGATGATAAAATTATGCAAGAAGAAGAGATTAAGAAAGAATACAAAACCCCAAAAGAAAAAAGAAAGGGGTTGTTTAAAATATATTCAAGAGAAGATGATAATATAACATTAGGCATTAAACTTGAAGATGAGAGTTTATTTTGGACTATTGACTTAGATAACCAAGAAGAAATGTTTGATTTGTTTGGTGCGGCTGGTAAATATCCGGCAGAAGTGGCTAAAAATGTTGAAAGAGGAAAGGTAGTTGATGCAGGGGATATTGAGTTAGGTGTCCAAAAAGAAGGCTATCATGAATACTTCTTGAAAGGTAATAAATTTGAAACTAAGATGCATTTTAGAGTAATCAAGGTTGAAGGAAAAGAAATGTGGCTTGCATGGACAGGCTATAAACAAGAACCTGCTGATACAGAAAGCGATAAAGGTTTATGGAATATATATGAAGATAAATACAGTAAATTGTCAATTCCGACTAAAAATTAGTTGTTCTTTATATAGTGGATAGTATAACAAAGGGTTGAGAGGAATGGTATCATCTGTAATGAATAGAAGCAGACACGATTTCAGGATTCTTAAAGCGCAAGACGATTTAATGATTGGAGGATATGCAAGCATAGAAATCGTGGATAAGCAAAATGATTTAATCACACTCAAAGCACTTAACGAGGCAGTAAAAAAATATATGGAGAACCCCAAGTTTAGAAATGTAATGACAAACCATTCAAATGTTCAAGTGGGAGAAGTAGTAGAATCATATAGAGATAAAACAGGGAGATTGTGGAAAACAGAAGTAGATGATGTTGGATTCTTTGTTGTAATTAAGTTGAGAGATGATATAGAAAAAGCCAAAGAAATTAATAGAGGCATAAGAAAAGGTTCATTGAGGTCATTTAGTATTGGAGGACAGGCTTTAGAAAAGGTAAAGAAAAACCATCAAGAATTAGGCGACTACAATGAAATTAGCAAACTTGAATTACATGAAGTTACAATATGTGAAAAAGGAATTAACCCCGAAGCAAGATTTGATATTTTAAAACAAGAAAAAAACACAAAGGAAGTGAAAAATATGAGCAAGATAGAAAAAGCACTTGAAGAGTTAGATGCGCTAATGGCTGAAGTCAATACTCTACGCAAGGAAGAAGAAGAAGAAGATAAAATGGACATGGATAAGCCTAAAGACCCAATGATGGATAAAGGCGATTACATGAAAGAACCAATGATGGACAAAGAAGATGAAGAAAAAGAGATGTATAAAGACGAAGCAGAAAAGGCCGTTCTAAATACTCTTGATGCTGGTGGAATTGAAATTGGCGAACCTGCTGATAGAATCGTTATTTCTGGTGGAAAGCCAAAGGCTTCCGATTTGCCCGTTGTTAAAGCATTTGACAACAGCGAATTAGAAACTCTTGATTTGTCAGTTTCTAACATTGAGAAGGCTTACGAGGCTTTCCGTCAAGAACAACTTGAAAAGTTGGCTTACGACAACCTTCAAAAGTCATTTGAAGCAAGGTTTAACCAAGAAGTTTCTGCAAAAGAATCTATTTTGGCAAAGTCTCAATATGATGCGGCAAGTGAAATTGCATCTCTAAAAGATGAATTTACCGCACTAAGAAAGTCTCTAACTGCTGAAAAGGAAACAATCCTAAAAGCACAAGAAGAGGCAATTGTTGAACTCCCAAGTATGGATGAATTGGCTGAAATGGATTGGTCAGACATTCACAAAATGGTAGGAGGTTATTAAGATGACAGGATATATTAACACAATAGCAGATTTAGAAGCACAAACCTATGGAACAGGTGCAACAGGCCATATTAGCAATCAATTGCTTAAAGCCGCAGGAACAGTAGCAGGTATTCATACTGCACACGATGGTTCGTTAAGCGCACCATCGGGTATTAACGCAAATCTTTACAACAAGATTTACGGTCAAAAAGTATGGTCTATGCTAAACCGAGAATGTAATGCACTATCAGTTATTTCAAAAAGACCTTATTCATCAAGTGGTTGGAGAATTTTGAAGAAAAGACCTGCTGGTGGAGCAGGAAACAAATTAGATGTTTCAGCCGCTTCAAATACCGCTTTGGCTGATTCTCTATATGGTGCTGATGCACTTAGAGCAGACCGAATTGGTGGCGTTGTTGAAAATGCTTCATTAGATTCTAATACTGATGGTTTGATTTCTATTGCACCGGAGTATGATACACTATTTACAAGCCCTAAGATTATTGCACATCAATTCTCTTTCAGCGAATTGGCGATGGAAATGGCGGCAATTGATGATGGAATTGGCGATATTAGAGCGCAACTAAGAGAAGATATGGGTAAGCATCACGCAGAAGTCCAAAACCAAATGCTTGTTATGCCTTTGGAAAACTATTCTCCAACAACTGCATATAATACTGCAAATGCCATTGATAGAGGATATACTTCTCTATTGAAGATTGTTTCTAACTCCGATGAAATTGCAGAATTGGCTGACAATTCGGGTGGAAATCTTGTAGGTAGCGAAACAGACCAACAAATAGACACACTCTATGGAAAACTGCGAAGTGCAAGTGGAAATGAATATCTTGACTCCGAAGTTTCTTTCGGTGATGGCTACCTTTCAGCAGAAGCACGACAATTGACTCTAACTGTTCTAAATGATATGATTAGAAGGCTAAGAGTTGCTGGTGGTTCACCAAAGGTTATTCTAACAGGATATGATACTCTACAAACTATTTCCGACTTGCTACAAGCACAAGAAAGATTCATGGATAGAAAAGAGATTGTTCCGACTGTTAATGGAGTAAGAGGCGTAAAGGGTCAAGAAGTTGGATTTAGAGTTTCAACATACTACGACATACCAATGATTCCGGTTGCGGCTATGACTCAAACAGGAACAAACACTTCTTTGATTAGTGATATGCTTTTCCTTGATACAGACCATTTGTGGCTATCTGTTATGAAGCCAACTCAATACTTTGAAGATGGTATTTCAAACGGAAACCCATTCGGTGTCGGTTCTCTTGGAAACAAGGCTCTTTACCGAACAATGGGAGAAATGGGCTGTTCATACTTTAAGGGTCAAGGCAAAATTACAAACCTTCTGTGAGGTGATTTAATTGACACATACAGTAAGTTTGTTAGCAGACCATAAAGGTTTTACAAAGCCAAAAGTGGTTGGCGATGAATATATGGTTGATGGTTTCGTATATGTAACAGAAGCAACAGCAAATGGAGAAGTAGTACAAGCAAGTTCTTTTGGACTAAGTACAATAAGCCATGTATCAATAGGTGGACAAAGCACTCATAGTTCATTACAAGTTAGTGTTGAAGCAGGTGGACACCCTGTAAATAATACAGGTGAATATGAGAGCGTTTCATCTTTTGCGCTAATTTTTGTAGCAAATGACGGAACAAATGCGGCCGCAGATGGAAACATCACAGATATTTGCGTTAGAGTAAGAGTTTATGGAAACCTTTGAGGTGGTTTAGTTGGCAACAATTAAATTAACCAAAGGAGCAAGGTCTAAAACTTTGTTAATGTTTGGTAAAATACTAAATAGAGACTCTTCTATTGAAGTTGAGGCGGCTGATGCTCTTAGAGTATATGGTGACTCTAACTTAGATATTTCCTTTACTGAAGATGATAGAAAAGATTTGAAACAAATTGACCCTAATATGCTTACAAGGTTAGGAGGGGCTTTTGGTAAAGTAATAACTACACATGATGAATTGTGTAAAGAATTATTACCTGCTAAAACAAAAGCAAAGAAAGCCCCTGCTAAACCTAAAAAGTCTGCTTTAGAAAATTAATGCACCCATAGCATTAATAGGGAAAGCCCCTGTTCGTGGTTTGAAGGAGATAGAAATATGCCGAGTTGCAGAAGTAGCGGAGTATTAACCGCAAGTGGTCTTGTTTATTCAGGAAAATGTAAATTGATTTCAATTCATGCTTGCGAGGTTGGTGGTTCTGCCGCTTCTATCAAAGTATATGATAACACAAGTGCCGCAGGTAAAGAAATCGCAAGAATTGTTTTAACTGCGAATCAAACATTAGAGTTTGATATGCATGGAGTTATCTGTTCAAACGGATTATTCTTTGAGGAAGCATCCGGTTCAGTTGCAGTTTCTATCGAATTTGCTTGAGGTTTTATTATGCCAGCGTTAAGCCAAGATACCCGTTTAGTTATGACTATACTTTTTGTTGGAGCATTAAGTGGAACAAATGTATTTGCTTATGCTCAATTTGGAACAGGTTTCCCATATGGGCCATTAGCACATTCAGTTTTATTTGGGTTAGGAACAATAGGTGCAATTATGGTTATGAAAGCCATATTTGATTTAGTCTTGAATGACAAGATAGAAATGTGGCTTCTTGATAGAAAGATAGCGGCATTTTGGGAAAGAAAAGCAAGAGACGAACAACAAAGACAAAAAATGCGTGAAAGCGCACGACAATACAATACCAATATTTATCAAGGTATTTCCGAAGAAGAAGAGAATACTGTCGGAAATGAGTTCTTAGCCGCACTACAATAGGCGGTGAAAGAATGGTCTTTGGAGATATAATGGGTTTCTCGGACTCGGATTATGCTTATAATCAAACAAGAGCGCATTCTGCCGATATTTTCTTCTTGAAAATGAGAGCGTGGTTTTGGGGAAGTTGCTCCACTCTCGCTATGTTTCTAATTGGTAATATAATGGGCGTATTTGATATTAATGTAATGGGTTGGATTATAGACAGGGTATCGGATTTATGGAGTCATTGATATGTCAATAATGACAGGCTTTGCCATATTAGTTGGTGAGGCAATAATAGGCTTTTACAAAAAAGTCCATGCAATTAACTTTGGAGTTTATGGTTCTACAATGGTTGGTAAAACAACATTAAGCCACCAATTAAGAACAAGAGGGGAAGTGCCTCAAATAAATCAAAGAACCGTAGGATTACATAGAGCAACAAGAAAGAATGTAAAAATTGATGGTGATTCTCATACAATAAAAAGTGCTGACATTGGCGGTGAAGCAATATATTGGAAAGAATGGGTAAAAGATATGCAAAAGCGTAGGGTTAAATATATTATTTTTATGATAGACCATAGGCACTTAGATAACGAAGCAAACTTAGACCACCAAGTAGCATGGAAGTTTTTAGTTGATACTATTGTATCAGATTTATGGCCAACAGGTAGAAGAAAAAGAGAATCGGATTATCCAATGGCTATAGGGATATGGGCTAATAAATATGATATATGGGGAGAAAAATATCCATTAGAAGAAGGCCAAACCATAGACAAACATAAAATATTTGAACCTTTTAAGTATGGAATGAGACAGTTAAACGACAAGGGAATACCATGTTTCAAATATATAGTATCAGCAAAGTCCGACCCCGAAATGGTATATAGAGGCGTAATGACTATGATAAAAGATTATTGAGGAATGAAAGATGTATAACAACCAATTGATAGGACAAAATGCTCCGCAACAATTTAGCCCGATACTAACACCCCTGCAACAAGCAAGAGCAAGTGGGGTTGTTCAAGAATACAAGTTTGTTTCATTTAAACCTAAGAAACAACAAAAAGAACTAATTAAAGTTTTACAAGCCGAGCCTAAAAAGTTTATAGGAATTAAATATGGTAAAAAGTTTAATTTAAAAGATAGATGTGTTGTTTGTGGATTTCATCATATTTGGGAACAAGGAGACTATATGCGACCACCTATTCCTTTAGATGGTGTAATTAAAGGAAGGCCGTTAAGAGGAACATATTGCCCTAAACATGCATCACATTATATGCAGTTAGAAATGCTACAACAGCAAATACTTGCAGATAAACATGGATTAGACTTTAAAGCGTTTAAACCTAAAATGCCTAAGATGCTAAAAAGTGGCCCAATCAATACTTTAACAAGAGAAGATGTTTTGTCATTAACTAACGCAGGTTGGTTTATAACCCCGCCCGCCTTAGCGGATAACAAGACGGCTACCGATGAAGTAATACGATTAATTACAGAAATAAACATAATGACAGATAGAATGAATCATCTAATGCTAAAGCACAACATTAAGGCAACAAACGAAGAACCAATAGAAAATAAGGAGGACTGATTATGGGAATATTAGGAACAAGTAATGGAACAGTTTTAGGCGCAGTTCAAGCACAAAGCGACCAACAATTCAAGAATGTAAATAATTTACTTTCTTTACAAGATAACCATGTTGAAGAGTTCTTTCAATATCATGGTGAACAATTTTTAACTTCTCTTGAAAAACTAATGGAAGATGTAGTTCAGCGTGTTGTTTCTCAAATGCTTAGTAAATTAGCATTTACAACTAACGGTGCATCTATAACAATCAATGCTGATGCTATGAGAGAATTTGAAAAGATTACTCAAGAGAACATTGATTTAGATATTCAAAAGTTGTTAAATGCGGCAATCAATACAGAAGTTGTTAATCAAAGAAAATTAGCAAAGCAACAATACTTAGAATCTCAAGGATTTAGTGGTGGTGGACAAATGCCTATTCAACCAACTGCGGCTTCCGCAGTAGCGGGATTAACAGGTAATATGCAACAATATAATCAAATGCAAGGTGCTATGAATAATGGTAGTGGTTATCCTATTCCTCCTTCGGGAACAGACGGATATGGAAGGCCATATTGGATAGATGCTCAAGGACAAATGAGTTATGAACCCCCACAAAGCGGTTTAGGATTAGGTTCAGCAATACAGAAAGGTGCGGCTTGGGCTAAATGGCTAATGTGAGGGGGAATAATTATGGTCGCTTTTAGATGGGGTAATCAAAACTTATCCTTACCAAATTCCGCTAACTTTCTTAAGACGGAAATGAATGACTATCTCAATACAGGCGATAGAAGTTTTATAGTTAAATTTAAGCGAGCAAAAGAAAGCGTTCAAGGTAGCGGTTTAAATGAACAAGAGTTTATCGGTGAGTTTAAAAAAATTTATGAAGAAGTCATAGACCAGCCCCTAAGACCTCTTTTAGAAAATAAAGATGGTTGGAAACAATTTTCAACAGTAAAAAATAAACCTAACCTAGCCAATATTAAGTTTATTGACAATCAAAAAATAAAAAATCTTACTGATGCTAAAGTATTAACGAGGTTAAAGGGCGCAGGTGCGCTTGAATTTGCTAAGGAAGGTAGTGTTGAATTACCACCATTTCCCTTTGAAGAAAAATTTCCTAAAAATGAGTTTGATTTCGGAAAAGGAAAAAATTTAGAAAAATATATTGACGATGATGTTAGATTAAGAGTTAATGCACAAGGCGACGGTTGGAATTTAGCATACAAAAAACAAGATGCAAGATTAGATGCACATATA